TAGTGGTACAAGCAGAGTATCAGGCACAAGCGGTACTTCAGGTACAGCAGGTTCAAGCGGTACTATAGGCGCTAATGGAAATAGCAATGTATCTGGAACTAGTGGAACAAGTGGTTCTACAGGTTCAAATGGTACTGCAGGTCCTTCAGGAACAAGCAATGTATCTGGAACTAGTGGAACAAGTGGTTCTACAGGTTCAAATGGTACAGCAGGCCCAAGCGGAACAAGCAACATAAGTGGTACATCAGGTACATCAGGTACTGCCGGTTCATCAGGTACTATTGGTGCAAACGGAAATAGCCAAGTATCAGGTACAAGTGGTACTTCAGGAACAGCAGGTTCATCAGGTACAGTAGGTGCTTCAGGAGCTAGTAGAACTGCTGGTACATCAGGAACAAGTGGTTCATCAGGAACAAATGGTGTTGACGGAGCTTCAGGTGCATCAAGAACTTCAGGTACAAGTGGCACTTCAGGTACATCAGGATCTACAGGATCTAATGGTACAGCAGGACCTAGTGGAACAAGTAACATATCAGGTACAAGCGGAACTTCAGGCTCTACAGGATCTAATGGTACAGCTGGTCCTTCAGGAACAAGTAATGTAAGCGGTACATCAGGTACAAGTGGTTCAACTGGTTCATCAGGTACAACAGGTCCTGCAGGTGCAAGCGCCGCAAGTGGTACATCAGGTACAAGCGGAACAGCAGGTTCAGCAGGTACAGTAGGTGCAAATGGAAACTCACAAGTTTCAGGTACTTCAGGTACATCAGGAACTTCAGGAACAGCTGGTTCAAGCGGAACAATAGGTGCTAACGGAAACAGCCAAGTATCAGGTACATCAGGAACTTCAGGTACAGCTGGTTCAGCAGGTACTACAGGTAACTCAGGTTTATCAAGAGCATCAGGTACATCAGGTACATCAGGTACTGAAGGTTCAGCAGGTACTATAGGAAATGGAGGCTTATCAAGAGCATCAGGTACATCAGGAACTAGTGGAACACAAGGTTCTTCAGGTACAATTGGTGCTAATGGAAATAGTAACTTATCAGGTACAAGTGGCACAAGTGGTACAGCAGGTTCTACAGGTTCAAATGGTACAGCAGGTCCTTCAGGAACAAGTAATGTATCAGGTACTTCAGGTACAAGTGGTTCAACTGGAACAAACGGAGCTACAGGTGCTCCTGGAACTTCTGGTCCAAGTGGTACTAGTGGTACATCAGGTACAGCAGGTAGCGCAGGTACAATAGGTGCTAACGGAAACAGTAACGTATCAGGAACTAGTGGAACTTCAGGTACTAGTGGTACATCAGGTACTCAAGGTTCAGTAGGTACTGCTGGTTCAAGTAGAACAGCAGGAACATCAGGTACTTCAGGTACATCAGGTACTGAAGGTTCAAATGGTACTAGTGGTACAAGCAGAACAGCAGGTACTTCAGGTACAAGCGGAACAAGTGGTACTTCAGGTACAGCAGGTAGTGCAGGAACAACAGGAGCTGGTGGTACATCAAGACAATCAGGTACTTCAGGTACTTCAGGTACAGCTGGTTCTTCAGGTACATCAGGTACAACAGGTATTAGTGGTGCTAATGGAACAAGTGCTCCAAGCGGTACTTCAGGTACAAGTGGTTCAGCAGGTACCTCAGGTTTATCATTTAATGGTACTTCAGGTATTAGTGGTGGTACATTTACAAACCAACCTGACTATTTAGTAAGAACTACAGGTACAGCAACAATACAAAGTATATCGTTCTTATATGCTGATACTACAAATAGTAGATTAGGTCTTAGTACAACATCTCCTAGCTATCCATTCCATGTAAATGCAAACGTAAGTGGTGTATCTATATACGCATCAAATGATATCCAAGCATTCTCTGATAGAAGAGTAAAAGGTGATATTAAAATAGTAGAAGATGCTATTAATAAAATTAATCAAATTAACGGTGTAACATTTATAAGAACTGATGATACTGAAAATTATAAAGATAGACACGCAGGTGTAATTGCCCAAGAAGTAGAATTAGTATTCCCAGAAGTAGTTAATACAGATGCTAAAACAGGAATGAAATCAGTAGCATATGGTAACTTAAATGCTCTATTAATTGAAGCAATTAAAGAATTAAGTAAAGAAGTTGAAGAATTAAAAAAACAAATTAAATAAATAAAATGGCAGTTCCATCTACAAACGTAAAATTTAGTGACATATGGAGTGAAGCTAATGGAGCCTATGGTTCAGGTATCCTTAGCTTAAACACCATGAGTTTTTTCTCATATTTTTCTGGTCCTAATGGTTCTAGTAATGAACCTGATAATAATTGGGGCCAAGGTGAAGCATCAGGAGATAATAGAATATATAATACTACTGCTAAAACAACAAATATTCAAGTTGGTGATTTTGATGGGTTAACTTATTTTTATGATCAAACTAATTTTAAAATTGTATTAAATGCTACTAATAATATTAGTGCTCAACCTGCTCCTGTAAATAATGACTTATCAATAATATTGAATTTATTTGATAGTTCTTTTACTTATAATTATGTAGGAGGTAATAGTGGAATATTATTAGCTGGTGGAGGAAACTACAATGCAGATATTTCCCAAGCTACAACTCCTATAATTTTTAGAGCTTATTGGCAAGTTGAAGTTTCTACAGATCCTAATTTTGGAGGTGGTTCAGTTACTATTGATATTAATGGAACTAACTATGCTAATTTAATAGCTTTAACAGCTGGACCTACACCTAATGTTTTAGACTCAAATACTTATGGTACAGCAGATGTTGCTTTTTTTGGAGGAATGGGAGCAACAGGACTTCAGTTTGATATAACTTGTAGTTAATTTTACTATAACTTGGAGTCTTAAATATTTTTTATTATATTTATTGGAAATAAGTTATTATGAAAAAATTGTTGTATATTGCTCCCCATCTATCAACAGGTGGTCTTCCCCAATATTTAACTAAAAAAATAGAACTACTAAAAGATGAATTTGAAATTTATCTTATAGAATGGTCAGATGTTACTGGTGGTAGATTAGTTGTAACAAAAAACAAAATCTTAAAATTAGTTAAACCTAATAATTTTTTTACATTAGGTAAAAACAAAATGGAATTAATGGATATCGTTAATCGTATCCAACCTGATATTGTTCATAGTGAGGAAATTCCTGAGTTTTATATGGATTTTGAGGTTGCTTCTGCTTTATATAATCCTAAAAGAAAATATATTATAGTAGAAACATCACATGATTCATCCTTTGATACTACTCAGAAAAAATTCTTCCCAGATAAGTTTATGTTTGTATCTAATTGGCAAATAGACCAATATAAAGATATTGACATTCCACGCGTATTAGTTGAATATCCTATTGAATATATAAAACGCCCCGACCGTGAAGAGGCATTGCGTAAATTACAACTAGATACAACTAAAAAACACATTTTACACGTAGGGTTATACACCTCTCGTAAAAATCAAGCTGAATTTTTTGATTATGCTAGACAGTTTCCTGAATATGAATTTCATAGTTTAGGTAATAGAGCAGATAATTTTAAATGGTATTGGGAACCATTAGCTCAAAATACTCCCCCAAATTTAACATGGTGGGATGAAAGAACAGATGTAGATAAATTCTATCAGGCAATGGATTTATTTTTATTTACATCACGAGGTTCAGCTAATGATAAAGAAACAATGCCTTTAGTTATTCGTGAAGCAATTTCCCATCAAATCCCAACATTAATTTATAATTTAGAAGTATACCAAAACTATTTTGATAGATTTGATACAGTTGATTATCTTGATTTTAGTAGTTTTGAAAATAATTGTGAATTAATTAAAGAAATTTTAGAAACAGAAGAAGAAATTTATCCGGAACAAGAAGCAATAATTATTTCAACATACCCTGTTCAACAAAGTATTATAGATTCAACTAAAGAATGTATTGAATCATTTAAACAAACAGGTAGAAAAATTATATTAACCTCACACGTTCCCATTCCTCAAGAATTACAAGAATTAGTAGATTACTGTGTTTATGATAAAAATAACCTATTAACTAAACATGATTTTTATTATTATTGTTGGGTTGATTATGGACATTTTTTAGTAAATACTTTATTACAAGGAGAAGATAATGATGTATATCATGGTCCTGCTGTTTATACAAATTATTATAATGCAGCTTCATTAGCAAAAAATATAGGATTTAAAAAATTATATTTTACTAATTATGATTACATTTTAACTAACCCCGAATTTATTAATGATATATCATCTATATTAAATAAGAAAAAAGCATACGTAGATGAACGTGAATATCCTGAAGGAATGGTAAGTGCAACATTTTTCTTTGGTATACAAACTAATTTTTTCTTTAAAACACACGAATTTGTATCTACTGCTACCGAATATGATAATTTAAAAAACAAAGTTGGTAGTTTTTCTAATGGATATGAAAATATTTTTCATTTTGCTTTAAAACCATTTAGAAACCAAATTCATATAGAAACTAGTGAAGATTGGGATTGGTTAATTGCTGAAAATTTTAAACATAATAATTTTTCTCGAGTAGAATATACAACTGTTTTACCCTCTAATGTAGAAAATCACTTTGCTGTTTATTATCAAAATTCAAACGAATCAGATAATAGAACTTTAATTGTAAGTGGTGAAGAAGAAGGAATAGAAACATTTAGTGAAAAAATAGATATTACTCATAAATTTGCTTGGTATAGATTATATCAATTTATGGGAAAAGAAGTTACATTTAGATTTAAATTTTATGATGCCTTTGATAACAAATTTCTTAATGAAAAAGTTATTGTAGTTAATCAAGATTATTTAGATAATAAAATCCAATTAAACGGAAATTTAGAAACAAAATAATGAAAATTTGTCAAGTACATCCAGGTTGCGGAATACCAGTACCACCAGTAGCATGGGGTGCTGTAGAAAAAATCGTATGGGAACTTACTTGTAATCTTAGAGAATTAGGACATGAAGTAGATATTAAATATGCTGCTGAGATCTATCCAGGTGAATATGATATAGTAATGGTTCATGTAGCTAATTTAGCTTTATTTCTTGCTGATAGAGATGTACCTTATATCTTCCAACATCACGACCACCACGCCTTTCATTATGGTAAAGATTCATCTGTGTATAAGGAAAATTTAGAGGCAATGGAAAAATCTATTTTTTCATTAGTACCTGCTCGTTATTTAGTTGATTATTTTGATACAGATAAAGTATGTTATTTTTCACATGGAGCCGACATAACTAAATTTTATCCAAACGAAACATATCCTATAAACCATAGTTTGTTAATGTTAGCAAATAATGGATTAGGAGGTTATGGTTCATATGATAGAAAAGGATTTGGATTAGGTGTACAAGTAGCAATGTCTCGTAATTTACCAATCACACTTGCAGGTCCTAAAAATAATGAAAATTGGCTTAATGATAATCCATGGGTTAAAGGATATCCTAAATTAACTATTATTTGGGAACCTTCAAACGAACAATTAAGACAACTTTACACATCACACACTATATTTCTTCACCCATCAGACTTGGAAGCTGGACATCCTAATCTTACATTACTGGAGGCAGCAGCTTGTGGTTTACCTATTTTAGGATGGATAGAAATGGAAACAACATTTCATGGGTTATGGAGAGCACCAAGAAATTTAAATGAAATGTTACGCGGTTTAGACACTATTATAAATGAGTATGATGAATATAGACAACGTTCATTAAATACTGCTCAAGAATTATCATGGTTAAATCGCTCAAAAGAATTAATAGAATTATACAATAATATATGAAAGAAGTTTTAATTAACGAGTATGGTAACACTAAAATATTAGGATTACCTCACAAAAAACCCGAAAATATTTTTAACATAAATTTTATGGATGGTGCTTTTGTAGAAGTTTTAGGACCACTACAAAAAACATACCAAGTAAAATTTATTAACACTAAAACTAACCGAGTTTTATTTGAAAACACTATTAGTAATAATATGTGGACTCGTACTAATATTAAGTATTTAGTTAAATGGCGTATTGAGATATATGATAAAGAAAGTGGATTTAAAATTTTAGAACATAATTTTGAACCTGAAGGTAAAAGAATTTACATCCATTTAGATTCAGGAGCATTAGGAGATACATTAGCTTGGTTTCCTATAATTGATGAATTTAGGAAAGAAAATAAATGTGAAGTAGTATGTTCTACGTTCCATAATGAATGGTTTGAAGGAAATTATCCTGAATTAAAATTTGTTAAACCTGGAGAAGAAGTACATGGTTTATATGGTATGTTTACTATTGGATGGTTTTATGATAATAAAAAGGTTGTTTATGATAGAACACCGATTGACTTTAAAAAATATCCATTACAACAAACCGCTACTGAAATATTAGGAATGAAATATAGAGAGGTAAAACCAAAATTAATTACCCCTGAACATAAAACTGATATTGAAGGTAAATACGTTGTTATAGCCCCTCATGCTTCAGCACATGCTAAGTATTGGAATCATCCAGGTGGATGGCAAACCATTATTGATTATTTAAATGAAAAAGGTTATAAAGTTGTTATGTTAACAGCAGAACCATTAAATGATGAGTGGCATGATTCAAAATTAGGAGGTACATTAACAGGTGTTATTGATAAAACAGGATTTAATATTTCCTTAGAAGATAGAATGGTTGATATTAGAGATGCTGATTTATTTATTGGATTAGGCAGTGGATTAAGTTGGTTAAGTTGGGGATTAAATACACCTACAATATTAATTTCAGGATTTAGTTATCCATATACTGAATTTCAAGATTGTGAACGTTTATTTCCTAAAGATCCTAAAACATGTAGAGGATGCTTTAATCGCCAATGGTTAAATCCCGGTGATTGGGAATGGTGTCCTGACCATAAAGATACACCACGTCAATTTGAGTGCACAAAAGTTATTGAGCCTTCTCAAGTGATTGAATCTATTAATAAACTTCTATATATTTATTAACATGGAAAATAAAGTTTTAACACCAGAAGAGTTATCAAAATTACAAGAGTTAGATAATAAAAGAGGACAATTAGTTGAACAATTCGGAATTCTTGAAATAAACATTCAAGATTTAGAATTACAAAAAGAACAATTAATTGATGAGTTATCAAAATTAAAAGCAGCTGAATTAGATTTAGGTGGTTTGTTACAACAAAAGTATGGTGACGGAAACATCAATTTGTCTACAGGGGAAGTGATTTCTCGATAGCATTTTGAAGGTTTCTTACATATTTATAACAAAACATTAATCAATCTAAAAAATGGCAGAAACATTAATATCTCCGGGTGTATTAGCGTTAGAAAATGACAATTCTTTCGTTTCCGCGCTACCAATCACCGTTGGAGCAGCTATCGTTGGTCCAACAGTAAAAGGTCCTGTTGAAGTTCCAACAGTTGTTCGCTCATATAGCGATTATCAAAACAAATTTGGTACAACTTTTTTAAGTGCTAGCCAAGTTTATACTTATTTTACCTCAGTAGCGGCTTTTAACTATTTTAACAATGGTGGTCAAACATTATTAGTAACAAGAGTAGTAAGTGGAACTTTTGATTCTGCAGATTCAACTCCTATTGTTAATGCAAATTTAGCAACAACAGCCTCCGTTACTGTTAGTAGTGCTAGTTTAGCTCCTTTTATTACTCCTACGGGATCGTTTTTAATTAATGGAATCACAATTGCTGTTACTGGAAGTACAACACCTGCTAATACAGCAACAATAATATTTGTAGCCTCAGGTTCAACACCAGCAAATACAGTTACAGCTATTGTAGCAGCATTTAATGCTAGTTCTTCTGTAGCTCCATATAGTTCTTCATTACAATACATTGTTGCTAGTGCTTCTGGATCTACTGGTTTATTCTTTAATACAACATCTTCACAAATTGGAACTACTTTCTCAGCAGATACTTTAAATGCTTATACTTTTGTATCTGGAAGTACTACTACTTTATTTAGTGGAGCTACAAATACAGAAGCTTTAATTTTAAAAACAATTTCGGAAGGTGCTATTATGAATAGTTCTAGTTCATTAGATGTAAGTGGTTCATTAGCTTCAGGTTCAGCTGATAATATCAGATGGCAAATCCAAAATCGTGATACAAGTTCAGGTACATTTACTTTATTAATCCGTCAAGGAGATGATAATTCAACTAATCCTATTGTATTAGAATCTTGGACTAACTTATCAATGGATCCAACAGCACCAAATTATGTAGCTAGATTAATTGGTAACCAATATAAACAATACAATGTTGATGATAATCAAATTGAAGTAATTGGTGATTATCCAACAAATTCAAGATATGTTTATGTATCTAGTGTTTTAACACCAACTCCATTCTATTTTGATAACAATGGACAAGCAAAATCTCAATACACATCATCAATCCCATCAAACGCAAGTGGTTCATTTATAGGAGCTACAGGTACTTTAAATACTGGAATTGTTGCTGATTATAATAGTAATATTGATGTTGCTTCAACAAATACACAAGGTTTAACAGGTAGTGATTACACTAACATGCTTAACTTAATGGCTAATGCTGATGATTATCAATACAATGTATTATTAACTCCTGGTTTATTTGCACCAACCTTAAATTTAGGTTCATCACAAGTAACCACAGCAATTAATAATACAATGAATAGAGGAGATGCTATTTATGTAGTAGATTTAGTACCATTTAGTTCAAGCATTAATGATGTAGTTACTCAAGCAAACGCTAAAAATACTTCATACGCAGCAACATATTGGCCTTGGGTTCAAACAATTGATCCAGATTCTGCTCAATTAATTTGGGTACCGGCTTCTACATTGGTAGCAGGTGTTTACGCTTATAACGATAGTGTATCAGAACCTTGGTTTGCACCAGCAGGTATTAACAGAGGTGGATTAGGTACAGTAGTTAGAGCTGAGAAAAAATTATCTCAAACAAACCGCGATACTTTATATCAAAACAAAGTTAATCCAATTGCAACATTCCCTGGAACAGGAGTTGTAGTATACGGACAGAAAACATTACAAACTAAAGCATCTGCTTTAGATCGTGTAAACGTTCGTAGATTATTAATCCAACTTAAAGGATACATTTCTCAAGTAGCTCAAAACTTAGTGTTTGAACAAAACAGTATTGCTACAAGAAACCAATTCTTAAGTCAAGTTAATCCATACTTAGAATCAGTACAACAAAGACAAGGTTTGTATGCTTTTAAAGTAATCATGGATGACTCAAACAACACCGCTGACGTAATCGACAGAAACCAGATGGTAGGTCAAATTTATATTCAACCTACTAAGACTGCTGAATTCATTTACTTGGATTTCAACATTTTACCAACTGGAGCAGTTTTCCCGGCGTAATTTTTTAAAACGTAGATATTTATAACAAAACAAATAAATAAATAAAATGGCAGTATTAGATCCAAACGAAATATTTTTCACAGCATTTGAACCAAAACAGGCGAACCGCTTTATCATGTATATTGATGGTATTCCTGCGTATGAGATCAAAGGTGTAGGTGCAGTGACGTTAACTCAAGGAACAGTTCCTTTAAATCATATTAACGTACAACGTTTTGTGAAAGGTAAAACTACTTGGGGTACTATTCAATTTACATTATTCGATCCTATCACACCTTCAGGTGCGCAGGCAGTAATGGAATGGGTACGTTTACACCACGAATCAGTAACAGGTCGTGATGGTTATAGTGATTT